TGCAGCTTCTTCTTCGGAAGGAAGTTCGTCCGGAGCACTAAAGCTCATACGGTTTGTTTCCTGATTGTAGTAAGGATAACCTTTAAGGTCGGTTGGCTCCCAAAGAGACAGTCGGCAGTCGATTAGCAAGCAAGACTTGCCTTCTGCTTCGTATGATTCTTTGATACCCTTAAATGTATCTGACTTACCGATGCCGGGAGGACCCCAAACCATAATTGGGCGTTTAGTAGCAAAGTGATGCTTTGCATACTTTGTTAGCTCGGAAAGTTTAATTGTACGTGTTTGTAAATCCATGTTTAATACTCCTGGGTTGGTGTTTTACATGTATAGCATATTATATGTTAAAGACAGTGTCAACTACTTTTTTTACTTTTCTGCAAAAAGAGGTGCCATTTTTTCGAATACAATGTTAAAAGCACTGCACTCATAACACCACATGCCGTAAAAATCATCGTCGTCTGCATCTTCAGTAACACAATGCTCGTCCCATTTTTTGTTCATGTACTCAAGTCCAGAAAGTAAGCCACCGTCTGTTAAACGAGAAAGTGTTGACTTTGCTTCGTCGAACGTCATCTCTACAACATGAAAATCTGGAATTCTAAACATCGTGTTCTCCTTTGTGTTACATATATAATATAGTAAGACTTCTTGGTAATGTCAATACCTAAATGCATCTTTTTTAAAAAAAATCATAATAAATATAAAAAAGAGGATCGCAGTATGGCATTGCAAAGTAGCGGATCAATAAGTCTTGCTAATATTCAAAATGAATTTGGAGATTCTAGTCCAACTAGTATATCCGAATATTACAAAGGCGGATCTAACGTATCTAATTTAGCAACTGATCCTAATACTATTCCTTCGTCGGGTACAATAAGTTTTTCAGATTTTTATGGAGCAGAGGAATATGTACCACCTGCTGTTATTAATTCGTTTACTGCTTCACCTTCTAGTATCATTGAAGGCGAGTCCTCTACATTATCATGGTCAATTAGTAATGCAACAAGTGCTTTTATTAGTAATGTCGGATCGGTAAATTCGTCAAGCGGTAGTACATCGGTAAGTCCTACTAGTAGCACAACGTACACATTATCGGCATCGAGTTCGGGCGGATCTGATAATGCAACTGTATCTATATCTGTAGCTCCTCCTGCTAAAACTATTTCAGTGACTGGTAATCAGTCTGGCGGTACGTCAACAAGTTCACTTGGCTTGGCAAGCGGCGATACATTAATTATTAACAGTGGTGTTTGGGTATACTCTGATAGTACTAGTACTGCAGCCTTAACTGTTAATACATCAAATTTAACTATTATCAATAACGGTAATATTATTGGTAAAGGCGGTGACGGCGGCTCTCCTGGCAGTCCTGGTGGTGCAGGTGGCCCTGCTATTAGTGTGTCTGCATCTGGTGTATCTATTACTAATAATTCTTTCATCGCTGGAGGCGGCGGTGGAGGCGGAGGCGGCAAAAAATGGCCAAGTCCAGGAGCCGGCGGCGGCGGAGGCGGCGGTGCTGGCGGCGGTAATGGCGGCAGTTCTGCAAATGGAACCGCAGGCGGCACAGGCGGTGGTATAAATCAATCAGGCGGAAACGGTACACTTGGCCCAGGTAATCCAGCTTGGAACGATCCAGATGGTGGACGAGGCGGCGGTGCAGGTGGTGGCGGTGGCCAAGGTTGGGGTTCTGATCAGTCTGGTTCTGGTGGCGGCGGAGGACGTATACTTCCTGGCACTGGCGGTGCACCTGGTTTGCGAGATGTTGGTACCGCTGGCGGTGGTGCAGGCGGATCAGGCGGTTCTGTGGGCGGTGAAGGTGTGCTTGATATTCACCATAGTAGTATATCAGGCGGCGGTGGAGGCGGAGGCGGCTGGGGTGCTGCTGGAGGCGGCGCAGATGGGGGTTCAACTGGCGGTGCTGGTGGTGCTGCTATAACTGGCTCATCTGTTTCATTAACAAATAACGGTACAATTTACGGATCAACATAATTTAACCTTTTCAAGATATCTTACCCTGCGTTAATTTAGCGCAGATTTAGATAAGTACTATTACGGGTAAAATAAATCCGTAGCCAACAAAAGGAAGGGAGATATATCATGGATATGTTGAACAAAGTAAAAGCATGGGCAGCAGGACTTGCAGATGTAGGTCTTTCAATTGCAGCACTTATGATCGTAGTAGAAGTACTAGGCATGGGCGCAATTCCATTCTTTCCAGAGACTAGTGTAGTTGCTAACGTAGCAGGTATGCTGTCAACACTTGGCGCAGAAGGCCTAATGGGCTTGATTGCGATCTGGGTACTTTGGGGTATCTGGAACCGTAAGTAACGGCCTTGAAGGCTGAAAGATCATAATAATGAAAATTCAGCCTCCCTCTTCTTTCATATTTTCTTCCATATGTTCTACCCAAGCATTTAAGTCATGACCATACAATTTGTATAACATACGATCTTCACTTCCATATAATACTAGTTCACGTCTACTAATGTAATAAGGATATTTGTTGTATCTATCCAACAATATACGCAGATGTGCATTGAACTTAGGCTCTACATTAAGCATAAAGTGTTCACTTTCAAAGCCCATGTCATTCAAAACAGCGACCCCAAACTTTGTTAAGTTGAGGCCTTTGCCATTTCTATAATTTTTAAAGATATTTCTCAGAGACATTCGGTCACCGTATTCCATTGTTTTAGCATGTGCTAATACACTGTTATAAAAGTCCGGTGTCATCTTCTTTTATTACCTCACCTTGTGTGAGTTTAATTACTTCAAACTTATCAGTTTTATATAATTTGTTTAATCGTTCTGCTAAGTTAAATGCATGTCCGCTATTACTAAACGATACTTTTTTATACTTAGGGCCTGGATAATTTGATAAACTATTTAAACTACGTAAGTTAATAGGTTTACCGTCGTGGAATACTGCATATATTGCATCTGCATCTAATAACTGTTCACTACGGAATGTCTTGGGGTCTGTCCACTCCATTAAAATCTTTGGTTTAGGTCTAGCCATTTTCACTCTTTCTATACTGCTTTAATGTATTTATTAAAGTAGTACAGAATTAATCAAGTTGAGCTGCCTTTTTTGACTGGTGCATCAGGATGCTTTTCAAGTATTTCTTTTATTGTATCTTCTTGTAGACAGTTTACACCCGCTATTGGCATAACTTCACCATATTCTCTCAACAATTGTTTTATATAACCTTGTGAATCTTCTGTACTTCTCACACTGTCTAAACACTGCTGTCTTGTTTCAAATGTTGGATCTGTGAAAATATACACATCTCCTGTGACTGTGGCAAATATTACCACGATTAACCAATTCATCCTTTTTCTCCCTTGGGTTTTGTTATACTAAAAGGAGAAAAATCAGTACCTGCGTTTTGTATACAAATTGTACCGTCTGGGTATAGATTTGCTAATGTCCATGTGCCACTATCTTGATTTACAAAAAACATCATTCCGCCTGGGAATGATCTGCCATCTTGACTAAACGTCATACTAGTTCCAGTAAACAGTGCTTCTTCGTTCCATCTGGTCATTACCATTGACATAAATTTTTCACTTGGCCAACACTCGGCTCTAGTAAAAAAATATGTTCTATCAGTCTCTTGTGCAAACACACTAGTAGAAAGTAATACAACAAAACTAGTTATTAGATATTTCATTTTCTTGCCCTTTACGCTTCATAGCCAAATTCATATCCGACTCGTTCTTGAACGGTCCGGAATACGTATACTTTTGTAGCGTATCTGCTCTAGGACAAAAACTTGGTCTCCAACCCATCGGAAATAGCAAACAGTAGTATCCGGCCGCAAAATATACGCTAGAACTGGCTGTTTTCTTATAGATAGGCACATTATCTAGTAGGTCGATATCGTGCGCTTGCTCAGTGTTAGCGGGATAGCCGTAAACAGTTTCGTTTATAAAAGTCTTTGACTTTTTAGTTTCGATTTTAAAATCGTCTAAATTCTCATATGTTGTTTCTGAGTTATTATAGCTATTATATAATATATATTTATCGTTTACAGCTTTAAGTGTACCAATCTTGCTACCGTTGGCTTCAACTATCCAAAACTTATCTTCTAATACTGGTTTTGCTTTATATTTCATGTAACCACATAAGTTTATAGGTTATGTGTTGTTCTCTTGTAAAGTCTGCTATTATAGTAACTGCTAATGAACCGTCTGCCCAGCTATCATTAACTTCTGTTGTTAATGCTTTACAATTTTCACTAACCCACTTTCCTTTGCCTGATTTAATCCAAGTGTCAACTACGTCTTCTACTTCAAAGTTTGTCGTTAATATGCCATGCGGTATTGTTGCACGGCATACTTTAATAAGCGGCATTCAAATACTCTGCATGAGCTTCTGCTTGTGCACTTACACGTTGTAAATCGTGTTTACCACAAAACTTCATAAAATGAATACCAACGCCGCTTACAGGAACTCGCTGTACTTGATTAACAATAGTTTCATCTAGTACTGTTTTAATCTCTGCAGGTTGTGCTGTAAGATCGATTAGTTCACGATTACGTTGATAATCATCTAGTACACGGTGCTCAACACCTTCGTGATCTACCCATTTTTGCAGCATAAAGTTATTCCAATTAAAGCCTTTATCATTTTTGTCTTCAAATGCTTCTAGTAGTCCAACTTTATTTTTAGTACCTTTCTTACGTGCACCAGGATATGCACTAAAGATGTTATCACTTGTATCACCACGTATACACTTTTCAAATAGTAGCCATTCGGGATCACCTACAACTTTGTGTTCTTTAGTTTTCTTATCTACCACAGGCTTACCTTTATCATCGTATACACCGTCTAGTCGAATATGTTGATTAGTGATACCGTTATACTGACTTACATTGTTAGCAAGCAACTGATAAAAGTCACTGTCGCTACTGATAATAACGTGTTCATCATTAGGATGATTCTGAATAAAACGTGCAATAAAGTCGTCTGCTTCACACGTAGGATGCTGAAGCACAGTACAATTAGTACGCTTTTCCATAAACGATTTTAGTTCATCGAATGCTTCAAAGTACTTTTGATCTTCTTCTTGTTCACGTGGACTTAGTGCATCACGTGCTTCTTTACGATTACGTTTATAAGGCTCGTAGTGATCTTTACGCCAACTACGTCCTTCAAAACAAAATACAACATGACTGCCGTTAAAGTCTCTCCATGCTTTATTAATAGCACTGAACATAATATGATATGCCATGCCAATTTTAGTTTCAATATCATCGCCCCGTACTACGTGACGTGCACGATAAAACATATTAAGACTATCTACTAAGATATAAGTCATTTGTCATCCTTGAGTAATTTTGTTTCCATGTTCTCTTTTATATCTAGTATAGCTTCTGATTTAATCATGTCAATGATTATATTGTTGACATCAATATCACGTTGAAGCCAATACATTTTTTCTTTGAGTTTTTCTAATTCTGCTTGATAGAACTCTAGCTCTTTTTCTTTACGAACTTTTTGTTCTATAATGTCTGACAGTAATATTAACTTAGGTTGTTCCATTTACCATTTCCATCTATTGCTAGTTGCATTAGTTTTGCTGGTAAACTGCATACCCATACATAAGGTACCCAAAATAGTATATTATAAATCACGATTTCTGTCATTGTGTACTTTCTCCCAATACTGTTCTGTATCTAACTGAGGCATGGTCTTTTGTTTTTCTTCCCATGCTATTCTACGTTTACGTGCTTGACGTATACCCCACCAGAAGTATATGCGCCAAAACAATTTGGTATCCATTATACGTGATTTAAAACGGTACATCAATTTCTGCATTTACTACATTTTCCCATCTAAAACTACGCCATCCTTTTGCATTGATATCCCATACAACACAAACATCTTCATTTATAGCACGAACCTTTTTTTGTGTCAGTGGATCCTCTTTAGTTGCTTTTGGTACAACACTTTCATTAAGAGTACAAATCATTTTGCGATAGTCGCCGTTTACTTTTGTAAACTCTACAATAACATCGCCGTTGCGAAGTGCATTTAAAATTTCATTACGGTCTTTCATTGGTCTGCATACTCTCCCATTGCTATCTTAAATTGTAATGCTTCGCCACTACATTCAAAGTGAAACGTATGTTCGTATTGTCCGGTCCAAGTTGTTACACTCCACTGGTGTTGTTTTAATCTTTTCCTACAATAAACTTTTCCACGATCAACTACATCGCTATGCAGTCGTACAGTATAACCAGGCTTCCAACGTTGCTTGTATTCAAATACTTCTGCTGGTGTCATTTTACGTGCTTTATGTTTGAAGTTGCTTTTTGACTACCACAAGTTTTACAATATGAAATAGTAATTCTATATTCATGTCCTTCTGGTGTAGTTGCTTCTGTTAAAAAATATGCAGGACGAGGATCACCGCAGCATCCACTAATCGTTGTCAAACCATACCTCCAGTCTGCCTTTTTGTACTGTTAATCTTACTAAACGGTCTATGTTTACTAATGGTCGTCTTGTATAGTCACGACCGCCATCAATCCAAACAGACTCGTCATCACTAACCCGATAATCGTGTCTGCTCCTACTAAAGATAATATCTCCATTGTCTGCAATGATACCTGCAAATTCTTGATCCTCTATCCAACTTCCATCTGTTACTAATAATTGTTGTGTTGCATAGTCTAAGTACATAGCAAAATATCTACTATTACTGTCGGGGTGTGGTTTAGAACTATAAAATACTGCACATGAATGATTATCAAACTCGCTATCAACTACATACTGTGCATCGTAGTGCTTGCAAATTTTTTCTAGATGTTCATAGCAGAACAATGTTGGATCGTTACATAGTCTCATAGCAGTCTCGTCCGGTGCTCCTAATTTTTGTATAGTGTACACATTTGGATTATATGTCGTCATCGCCCTGTGCTTCAAGTGCTACACTACGACATAAGTCATTAAACCATAAGTCAACAATTGCTTCCGGTGTTTCTCCTGCGTAGCCTGCTTCGCCTAACAGTCCAACAAAGTCATCATTCCAATCTAGTTCAAAGTATCCACGTTGCGGATTGTCTTTGTCGAAATGTACTTCAATTACTTTGACCCATGGACCTAGTGCATTTTCTTTTGTTTCTTCTTCTTTAGCGTACACATCTTTTCCTGTGTGCTTAAAGATAAGTCGTCTAAACCATTCGCTCATTACCAACCAATCCTTTCCCAAGGAACATCTTTGTTTCCAAAGTGTCCATATGTACAGTTACTACTATACTGTGTAAAGTTAAATAAGTCAAATCTATCAATAATACCTTTTGGTGTTAAGTTAATATTGTTCTCGATAAACTTTTGAATACTGCGATTATGTCCATTTGAATCAACATATATACTTGTCGGCTCTTTAACACCTATTGCATATGATAACTGAATTTGACACCAATCTGCCATATCGTCTGCTACTACGTTTTTAGCAAGCCACCTGGCCATATAGGCAGCACTGCGATCTACCTTTGTTGGATCTTTACCACTAAAAGCACCGCCACCATGAGGAGCAAATCCGCCGTAAGTATCCACGATAATTTTACGTCCAGTAACGCCAGCATCACCGTCAGGCCCACCAATAACAAAGTTACCGGTAGGATTAATATGCCATACAGTTTTATCATCTATTAAATCTCTTAGTGTTTCATTTACAGCATCACGAATTGGCATAACAGCACTATTGCCAAACCCTTCTCGGTGCTGTTGACTTACAACTACTTGATCAATGCGCTTTACACGCCCGCCTTCGTATTCAACACTTACTTGTGATTTAGCATCCGGGCCTAAATAGTTGTATCCGTCTTTGCGCATGTCACGCAAACGTTTTAGTATTTCATGCGAGTAGTAAATTGGTGCTGGCATATATGCTTCGTTGTCATTACATGCATAGCCAAACATAATACCTTGATCGCCTGCTCCAAAATCATCTGTACCTAGTGCAATGTCTCCGCTTTGAGCATGAATTTCATTATAGATATTTAAATTATCCCAATGAAATCCTTCTTGCTCGTAGCCAATTTCTTTGACTTTATTGCTTACAATATCTTTAACTTCTTCTTTGCTTACATTGAAGTTTTTTACTTCGCCTGCCAATGTTACATGATTGGTAGTTACAAGTGTTTCAACAGCAACACGAGTTGTTTCATCTCCTGCTGCTAAACCAGCATCGACAAGTGCATCTGAGATTTGGTCTGCTACCTTATCTGGATGACCGTCACTAACACTTTCGCTAGTAAAAATATAGTTGTTCATAAATGTTTCCTTATCTTTTCGTATTGCTCTTCGGTATGTATGCCTTTGCTATACTTAGAAACTTCATTAAGTTCCCCAGGCATTTCCGAATAGGCTGATGTGGAGTCTAGGGCTGAACCTCCACCCTCGTTCCATACAGAGGTTCGCCACCTCTTGTACGTTGAGAGTGTATTCTTCCGACCTACCTCCAAGCGGCATGAGATATACAGGAACGTCCACACCTGCTTCACGATAGGTATCAACTGCTCTACTAACTTCATCAACATCGTCTTGATCAGCAACAACAAACTTAAAGTACATATCAGCGCCATCCACAAGGGAATACTCACGAGCAACATCAGACTTGATAGCATCACTCCAAGACTCGCCTGAAACAGAGAGTTTTGGGGAACACGAAAAAGTAACTTTAATTCTGTCATTATTGTTGAGATAATTGTAGAAGTCGTTGTGTAACTGTTGTGTAGTGTTTGTTTCAATTGTAACATTCTTTGAGTCCTGCATACATGGGT